GCGCAGACCGCGTCGGGGCTGATCGGCGATATCAACATCAGCGTCGCAGTCGCCGTGCAGTCTGATGGCTCAGCCAAGACCGAGACGGGCGCGAGCGGAGCGGACCAAGCCACGGCGCGCGCCCTGGGCGAGCGCATGGCGGCGGTCACCAAGCAAACCATGCTGGAGGAGCTGCGCCCGAACGGCCTGCTCTGGAAGCTGAAAAACGGGCAGGCCTGACATGAGCGCCTTCATCTGGAAGCACGACAAGGAACCGACGGGCGAAACGGAGTTCCGCGTCGTGGAGACGCAGTTCGGCGACGGCTACGCGCAGCGGGCGCCGGACGGGATCAACCACAAGTCAAGCACCTGGCCGCTGGACTTCACCGGCACGACGGCGGAAATCACTCCCATCCGTGACTTCCTGGATTCGATGGGGGGCTGCATTCCTTTTGACTGGACGCCGCCGCTCGGGGCGGCCGGGCGCTTCCTAGCATCCAAGTACTCGCTGACCTCGCTCGGAAACGGGGTGTACCGGCTCAGCGTCACATTCAGCCAAGACTTCGCGCCATGACCGACAACGTCGCCATCCAGCTTGCCCAGCTCAGGCATGACGCCATCATCGAGCTGTTCGTGCTGGATGCAACGGCGATCGGCGGGGCGGTCTATCGCTTCCACGCTGGCACGAACGAGCTGCGCCAACCGGTCGTCTGGCAGGGCCAGACCTATGAGCCCATGCCTATCGAGGCCTCGGGCTTCAGTCGGTCGACGCAGGGCGCCATGCCGCGCCCGACGCTGCGGGTCTCGAACGTGATGGGCCTGATCGGTCTGCTGGTGATCAGCAACGGCGGCCTGAAGGGTGCGACCGTGATCCGCCGCCGCGTGCTGCGCAAGTATTTGGACGCGGCCAACTTCGTCGAGGGGAATGCGAGCGCCGATGCCACCGCGGGCTTTGCGGACGAGCGGTGGCTGATCGACCGAACCGCCGGCCGCGACAAATACCGCGTGGAGTTCGAGTTGGGCTCGCCGATGGACGTACAGAACGTCCAGTTTCCGCGACGCCAGGTCCTTGCTGGCACCTGCACCTGGAAGTACCGCGGCGGCGAGTGCGGCTACACCGGCCCAGCGGTGGCGAAGGCCGATGACACGCCGACGACCGACCTGGCCGAGGACGACTGCGGCCGGCGGCTCAGTTCGTGCCGTCTGCGCGTCTGGCCGGGCAACGAACTGCCTTTCAGCGGCTTCCCGGGCGCGGGGGCGTTGGGCTCATGAACACATTCCCGATCTCGCCCGAGCTGGGCGGCGCGATCCATGAGCACGCGCTGGCGCAGTACCGCGATGGCCGTCGGGAGGCCTGTGGGCTGGTCGTCCGCAGCGGTGATGGGTATCGCTACTGGCCCTGCCGCAACATTGCTGCAGGCGACCAGCGCGATGCGTTCCGCATCCATCCTGGCGACCACGCGCGCGCGGAGGATGCTGGCGAGATCGTGGCTGTGGTGCACAGCCATCCTGACGCGAGTGCGCACGCATCGGACGCCGACCGCATGATGTGCGAGCGCGGCGATGTGCCGTGGCTGATCATCAGCGAGCCATCGGGCGTGATCCTGCAGTGCCACCCCACAGGCGCTGGTTTGCCGCTGCTCGGGCGCACGTTCTGGCATGGTTCGGTGGACTGCTACGGGCTGGTGCGCGACTACTTCGCGCAGCGTCTGGCCATCACGTTGCCGGACTTCGAACGACCGGACGGCTGGTGGAACTCTGGCGAGGGAGGCCGGCCCATCGCGAACCTGTACCGCGACAACTTCGCCGCGGCGGGCTTCGTGGAGATCGGCCACCCAGACCAGGTGCAGGCACGGCGCCACGACGTGCTGCTGATGCAGGTCAAGTGCGACATCGAGAACCACGCTGCGGTGCTGGTGGACCCGATCAACGCCAAGGTCTATCACCACCTCTATGGCCGGCTGAGTTCGGAGGATCTGTGGGTGGGTTACTGGCGGCGGCACACCACAGCGGTGCTCCGCCATGAGAGTTTGATGGAGACCGAAGGATGAGTCAGTCAATGGGCACCGAGCACCTGCGGGATGTGCGGCTCTACGGCGCGCTCGGGAAGAAGTATGGCCGCGTGCACCGTCTGGCGGTGCGCTCTTGCCGCGAAGCCGCGCAGGCGCTGGCGCGGTTGCTGCCGGGCTTTGCGCAGGACGTGATCGGCCACGAGGCTGGGTTCCACGTTTTCGCTGGCACCAAGGACGCCGAGGGCAACATCGGGCCTGACGCGCTCGATGCGCCCATCGGGCAGGGTGAGTCGGTGTTCCTGGTGCCGGTCATCGCCGGCCGCAAGCAGCGCGGCCTGCTGCAGACGGTGATCGGCGTGATCCTCATCGTTGTCGGCTACTACACCGGTGGCAGCACCGTTGGGCCGGGCATGGCCATGCTCGGGGCTGGCCTGGCGCTCGGCGGCATCATCCAGATGGTGGCTGCGAAGTCGCTCGCGTCGTCGGATGAGGATGCTCGTTCGGAGTCGTACCGCTTCAGCGGCCCGGCCAACATCACCCGACAAGGTGTGCCCGTCCCGGTGGTCTACGGCGAAGTCATCGCGGGGTCCGTCGTGGCATCGCAGGGGCTGAAGTCGGTGGAGAAGGCGCTGGCATGATCGTGCGAGACCAGCCGGTGATCGCGGGCCGCGGCGGCAAGAGCGGTGGATCGGGCGCCACCGAAAGCAGGGACACCCTGCGATCGACCCAGATCGCCGAGATCATGGACGTGATCTCCGAAGGGGAATGTGAAGGCTTGGTGGACGGGCTCAAGTCCATCTATCTCGACGGCGTGCCCATCCAAAACGCGGACGGCAGCAACAACTTCACCGGCGTGGACATCGCCTGGCAGCTGGGGACGCAAGGCCAAGCGGCGCTGCCCGGGTTCGATGGTGTGAAGACCGAGTTCTCCGTCGGCGTTGACGTCACGCACGCTGCGCCGGTGGTGCGCACGATCACGAACCCCAACTTCGACCGGGCCCGTGTGACGATCGCGGTCCCGCAACTGTCGAGCCAGGACACCACGACCGGCAACCTGTCGGGCTCCTCGTTCTCCTGGACTATCGAGGTGCAATCAGATGGCGGCGGGTACGTGCTGGTGCACGACGGTGCTCTAGTCGGCAAGGCGATGTCGGAGTACACGCGTACCGTCGAGTTCGACCTGCCGGGCGACGCGCCGTGGGACATCCGCGTCAGCCGCACCAGCCCGGATTCCACCAGCAGCGCCGTGGTGAACGCCTTCGGCTGGTCGAGCTACACGGCCATCCAGTCGGTCAAGCTGCGCTATCCCAACACGGCCTACACGCTGACGCGGATAGACGCCGAGCAATTCAACTCGGTGGCGGCCAGGTCCTTCCACTGGCGCGGGCTGCGCATTCGTGTACCGACTAACTACGACCCAGTCACCAGGGCCTACAGCGGGACGTGGGACGGCACGTTCAAGGTCGCCTACACGAACAATCCCGCTTGGGTCTATTTCGACATGGCGACCAGCGACCGCTATGGCCTGGGCGCGTTCCTGGACGAATCGCAGATCAACAAGTGGTCGCTGTACGCAATCGCCCAGTACTGCGACGCCTTGGTGCCGGACGGCCTTGGAGGCATGGAGCCGCGATTCACCTGCAACGTGCAGATCATGGATCGGCAGGACGCGTTCAAGACCATGCAGCAGCTCGCCGAGGTCTTCCGCGGCATGGCGTATTGGGCCGGCGAAACGCTCGATTGCTTCCAGGATTCGCCCGAGGAGGCGAGTCTGCTTTACAGCCCAGCCAACGTCGTGGACGGCAACTTCTCGTACCAGGATTCCAGCGAGCGCGGGCTGCACTCCGTCTTCATCTGCTACTGGACCGACATGGCCCAGATGGGCAAGTCGGTGCCCGAGGCCTACGCGCCTTCCGAGCTGATCGATCGGTACGGCATGCGCGAGCTGGAGATGAAGCCGCTGGGCTGCACCAGCCGCGGCATGGCTGCGCGGGTTGCGCGCTGGGCGCGCTACACCGAGCAGATGGAAGGCGAGAGTGTCTCCTTCGTCGTAGGCAGCGATGGCGCGGTCGCGGCGCCTGGCAAGATCTTCAAGGTGGCCGATCCGAACGTAGCCGGTGAGCGCCAGGGCGGCCGCATCATCGACGCAACGCTCACGCAGGTGCATCTGGACGCGCCGGTGAACCTCGCGGTCGGTGAGACCTACACCATCAGCGTGCTGCAGCCGGCCGGCACGGATCACATGGGCTACGTGGTGGAGGAGCGCACCGTCACGAACGTGGCCAATCCGGCCGCGTCGCTCATCAACGTCACGCCGGCGTTCTCCGCGGTGCCTGTCGCGGGCACGGTGTGGATGCTTCAAAGCGCTGGCATAGAGCCGACCTTGTGGCGCTGCCTCTCGGTTGAAGAGAAGCAAGGCAAGAACCAGTACCAGATCACAGGCGTAGCCCACAACCCCAGCAAGTTCGATGCGATCGAACTGGGCATGGTGCTTGATGAGCCCATCATCTCCCGGCTTTCGGCGGACTCGTTGCCGCCGCAGAACCTCAGCCTGCTGGAGGTGGTCTACACCGACAAGACCATCAACAAGACCAGCCTGACGATCTCGATCGTTCCGAGCGCCACGGGCAAGCGGCACAAGTTCAGCTACCGCCAGGACAACGGCTGGTGGGTTGACCTGCCGGAGACGTCCGAGCAGACCGTCACGCTGCAGTCGATCGACGCTGGGCTGTATGACGTCTCCGTGCGCTCGTACAACGCTCTAGGCGTGTTGTCCGCGGCAATCTCCGATTCGATCACCCTGATCGGCGGGAAGGCGGGCGTGCGGGCGGTTTCGCTGAAGTCCAACGCCATCACCTTCAAGGTGAACAACTCGGGTGTTAGTTCGCCCGCTGCAATCACCTTGACGGCCAACGTCGGGTCGCTGGACGAGGACCTGCTGCAGTGGGAGGTCGTGACCGGCACCGCCACGCTGACCGGCACTGGCCTGTCCCGCACGCTGGCCTACGCTGACGCCGCCAC